GTTTCAATCTCTAGCATCACGGCCACAATGGACCGTTGCTCGTCTATGTAACCTAGAACTGACGTTTGCGCCGTGGTCAATGTCGCGGTCTGCCCCTGTCGAAAGTCCTTGATCATCGCAGTTGCCAGATCATCAATTAGATCGAGCCCCAGCGATTCCGGGTCAACGTTCGGTGTATTGCGCACCGTGCCATAGATAGTCCAAGGCGTAGTAACGCGCGCTGATTTATCGGGCTGAAACTCCTGTGTCGATACTCCGCACTCAAGCGCAGACGCGGGCGCACGCTCGATCAGCTTATCCTCAGTGACAGCACCGGTCAGCAGCGTAACATCCCAGCCGTACCCGTTGGCAACGGTACACTTAGCCAAGTTTACCGCAAGCGCATCTCTGATTTTTCCCAGCGGCGAGCGCGTTGCCATTAGGACATCCTCATTGCGTTATGTACAAGCTTGTCCATTATCTCCGGCGCTTCCTTTTGCCACTTTGTGGCCCAATCTAAATACGTTGCAAACATATAGTGATGCGCTCGGATGCGCGCTTTTTTAGCAAACACAAAATCAATGCCCCAGATCAGGCCCTTGTGCTTTTTGTACATGCTCAAAAAGCTCTTATTGTTTGACCATGCCTTCTCGCTACCCCAGCCGCCGCCGGGGTCAGTGTTTGCAAAGCCCGTCCAACGCAGCGCGTCAGGGCCGCTTTTTTTTGCTTTATCACTGAGCGGGATAAACAGCGCCCCACGCTTGCGGCCGAATATGTTGAGGTGCTTCGGGTAGACAATTCCGCCCTGATCGATCAAGCGCACGCCCGGGCCTTTGACGCCGCTCTCCCAGGCCGCCGCGCCAACGCTGTGCGCAAACGTGCGCCCCACGCCCGGCCGTCCCGCCTTAACTGTGTGCATGCTCACGCTCGAATCGGCCGCGCTTGTGCGCTTGCGCAGTAGCTGCGAATGATCAATCGCCAGTTGCCCCACGCGCTGATGCAATAGCTTTTTCTTTTCAGCCTCAAGTCGCCTGTACTGTTTGGCGGCAACGGCGAAAGAGCGAACGATCATAGCGGCTGTCGCCTGTACTTTTCGAGAATCGATTTCACGTCGGGCGGAAGATCAATGATAATATCCACCTTGACCGCTCCGGCCGCCGCCGATAGTACCTGCCCCGTAAGGCCAAAGCGCTCGCCCTTGGCCTGCTTGAACATCTGGCACGTCAGCACGTTTGCCGCGTGCTCGATCTCCGCGGGGATGGTGGCGTAGCCCGCAACGTACACCACCTTAACAGCGCCCAAAGCGGTCTGACTGAAAATGTACCCCAGCGCCTGGATCATCGTGTCGCTCAGGATGAACAGATCACCCGAATCAACGGCCGTGCCCGTGTCCCAGTCCTTGCCGGTGTCATAGTTGACGCTGGTAATCGACGTGACAGGCCAGTGCTTCGGGTACAGCAGATCATCGCCACCGCCGGTCAGATATTCGGTGTAACTCGCTGTGCCGAAAATGCGGTCGCAGTAGTTCTCGATCCAGGCCGATGCCTTGGTTACGAGTAGGCCAAGCTGCGTATCATCTCCGCTGTCGGTGCGGCCCAGCGTCGCCTTGACCTTTGCGGTGGTTGTTAGGTCGGCCATTACTATCTCCGTCCCTTGGCGCATTTAGCAACATACTCGCACACGTCGCGTACGCAGCCGCGGGCGGGTTCCTGCACTCCATCGCAGTTGTATTTTTTTGTCGCCTTTTCGCGCGGCGTTAATTCGGGCGGTGGCATCTCGACCAGGGTTCCACAGAGCGGGCAGCGTACATCGGCCATTACTTCACCCCCGCGCTCAAGCGGGCCTGTTTTCTAATGCTCCATTTAGACGGGCCGAACAATCTGCGCCAGAATGACAGTTTGTTTTTAGCGACCTTTGCGCCACATTCTGAGCAAACATAAACGACCCGCTTTTCCTTTTGATCGGGCCACATCAATCTGTGGCAATGCTCACAGTCAATCACATTCTGTGCCGAAAAAACATTGTAATAGAACGCCTCTAATTCGCGGCTGCGCTCCTGCATTATCACCCCCCTTTTGTTTCGTACTTGTCAGCAGTCAGCGGTTTGATCAGCCGCACGCGCTGGCGTCGTTTGCGCTCGCGGCAGACAGCACACAGAGGCTTGTTGTCCTTGATCGCCTGCGCACGCTCGGGCAACGTCAGCGGCATGCCGCAACGGTTGCAGCGTAGGGGCGTGGCGTGGTCGGTCACTACAGGCCCCAATGCTCTCGACAGCTCAGGTCGTGCCCAATGTGGTCAAACAGCGGAAACTGCTCAAGCTCCACGTTCCAGGCTGCGCGAATGCCGAGCTTGTTGCAGCGGCGCATGTATGCAATCTCAGTATCCGACATCGAAAGCCCCTCGGGATACCAGCCGAATTTATCGAGAAACGTCGCGCGCCGGATGTGCGGGTTGTCGCTGTAAACAAACGAGTGATCTTCCGCGCCTTGTTTAGCAGTGACGCGCACAATCTGGCCGCGCCGCTCCTCAACAAAATTGACCATGATAAAAGCGCGCGTATCGACGCCATGGTGCTCGGGATAGAAGCGCCTGGAGTCCATCGGAGAGCCGAGTCGTACGGTGTCCGTATCAGGCTCGACATCCAGCAACATGACCGCTTCGGCCACGCGCAGATTAAGCGCACAGCGGGCGCGGAAGTCATCTTGTAAGATCAGATGATAATCACCGCGCGCCGCCTGGATCGCCCTGTTTAGATTAGCGCCCATGCCGCGCCGCTGCGTATTTGTCAGCAGGACATCCGGCTTTACCGCCTCGATCAGCTTTAGGTGTTGTGGCTCGCTGCAATCATCGCTGATGATCAACTCGTATTGCGTTTGATCCAGAGCCGAACGCAACGCCTCAACACACTGCGTTAAAAACTGCGGCCGGTTGTAGCTGGTCATAAGTACGCTGATCATCGCGGCCTCTGTAAAAGGTGGTAGCCATTGGCATCGTTATTCAGCTTGAGCGCCGTAAATCCCGCTTCACCGCTGGCCTGCAAAAACTCTTTATAGGTCCACTTCGCCACACGGCCGGGGTCTGCCGGTATCTTGCGTTCATCGTCATCAGCCACAAGTGGCAGTTGCAGAATTGCCAGCGAGCCCGGCTTGAGCACGCGGAAAAATTCATGGAGTAGCTTATTGACGGCCCAGCGGCCGTTGTGCATTAGAGTTATGTAGCTAAAAACTAGGTCAACGCTCACATCGGGCAGGTCGAGACTGTGGCCTTGATTACACAGCAATGCCACGTTCTGAATGCCGCGTTGTGCCACGGTCTCTTGTGCTCCGCTGATCATGGTCGCTGAAATATCGACGCCCACCACGCCCTTGAACAGCAGCGAGAACCAGAGCGCGTGTCTGCCTGTGCCGCAGCCGTAATCGAGAATGACGTGCTCGGGGTTGTAGCTTTTAGTTGTAGCGAGAATCTCGATAACACGTCCTACCTCGATCAGGCCGCTGGCGTAGAACTGAGCACCCTCATACGTGCCCGCCGTGATGTAGCCTTGAGCGTTCGCCTTAGCCCAGCGTTCCCACTGTTCGGCCACGCGCTCGACTTTCAAATCAGTTGGCTGTGACACTGCGCATTGCCTCCCTCTGTTTTTGATACAACACTCTGTAGCGATCTTGCGTTTTATGATGCAGGTCGCTGACCGGCATACACTTAGTTATCTGTCCGGGTCGTTCGCAATATCGAGCCCAAAGATTCGGCAGCACTTCGATTTTGTACCCGGCGTAATCGATCCTGCACCAAAGATCAAAATCATCACACGCTTCATGCTTCGGGTCGTATCCGCCCAACCGCAGAATAGGCAGCCGTCGATAACAGGTTGTTGGATGCGCAATAGTCCATCCTTGTTCCCAGATGCGGCGGCTGTGATCGAGGCTCAGTGCGCTGACTTTTCCCTGCCGGCATTCCATCCGTATCTGTCCGGCGATCATTGTCACGTCTGGATGCCCGCGCATGTACTGGACCTGCTCAGCCAAGCGGCCGGGCTTTGAAATATCATCGCTGTCATGGATCACAATCAGCTCTGACAGCGCCGCGCGGTTGCCCTCGTTGCGTACCTCAGACTGCCCGATGTGCGGCAGGCTCAGCAGGCGCACGCGCGGGTCAGAGCAGGCGAACTCGTATAGGATGTCGTTTGTTTCTTTGGCGGTAGATCCGTCATTGACGATGATCAGCTCGAACGTTACGCCCTGCTGATCGAGAACGCTCTGAATCGAGGGGCGTAACCACTGCGCCTGAGTGTTGTAGACCGGACAGACCACGCTGCAATCTAGACCAGACTTAGGCGCTCGAACTACCCCGTTCGATGCGCGCGCGTAGACCAGCGCGTAGTCTCTCTCCATGCGCCGCAGATCAAACAGCCGTTCCGCACGTGCGCGCCCGCGTGCGCCAAGCGTGGCCCGAAGCTCCGGGTCTGCCTGTAGCCGCTCAACCGCCGGTAACAGCCCGGCCTCTTCAGCGCACAGCAGCCCAGCGTCACCAACGGTTTCGGTAAGCCCGCCGGTCGCTCTCGCCACGACGGGCACGCCGCATGCCATAGCCTCTATTGCGCTATAGCACACGCTCTCAATAGGAGCCGGATTCAACAGCACGTCAAACCCGGCGTACATTTCAGGCAGCGCCGAATGCGGCCGATCATCCAACACGGTTACAAACGGCAGGGCCTTGAGCCGTTCTGCCGTCTCTCGATAGCCGGGCATCGTTGGCGAGCCCGCCCCCACCTGGATGATGCGAGCGCCGCGGCTGTCCCACTTTTTCAGCAGGTCAATAAACGATCCGGGCAGCTTGTCGTAATGTCTGCGGCCTACGATGCCGATTGTAAACTGGTCATGCGCGCGTGCCCGCGGCTTGAATAGATCCAAATCAACGCCGTGTCTGATTACCCCAGGCAACGGGCCGCAGATTGGAATTTGATTCGGCTGTGCCTTTTGATTACCGGCCCATGAATGGATAGTCACGACGCGCGGCCTATTGCCTACGATCTTAAGCGCCCACTCGTCCGGATAGTGCAGATGAAATAGATCAGGCTGGATGCTTTCAACGTAAGCCTCTACGTTGATCCGTTCATGCGAGCCGTAAACTTCCACACCCTCGATCGATGCGCTGGCGTGGCCGTAGCAGGCGACGTATGTATCAGCCCAGCCGCGCATTTGCTGTGCGAGGTCTTCTATCTGTCTTTGGATGCCGCCCATCGAGAGCGGAAAATTGAGCAGGTGTAGAATGCGCTGTCGGCTCACTTCCCAATCCTCTCCCTGTAAAACTGGCCCTGTTTTTCAAGCCGCTCGGGCGTCCGTAATTCGCGGCAGTGCTGAATCCAGAACTGCGCTTGCGGTATCCAGGCCGAACGCCACGGTGTCGTCACGGCACGCCCCGTAATCGGTGCTATCGACTGCCCGTTAAAGTCGAGTAGGTCATGGTGGCTGTCCTGATAATGCATCGCGTCAACGTGGCGTACAACCCGGTGGCCGGTAAACATCCTGTTATTTTTGGCGCGCTGAATGCACACCTCAATCCAACCGATGTGCTCGCGCGCCTCTTTGTCGCTGTCGATTGTCTCAATGAGCACCTTGAGCGCGGGTACTCCATTCGCGCGTTCGTCCGCGTCAAGAATTAGATACCAATCGCCAACTTGGCCCTTGAACCCGCGGCTGCGCTTGTGCGCCTCAAACAGCCATTGCGGACCCTGTGCAGCTTCGAGTATGTGCGCATCTGGTCGTATCGAGCGCACGACGTCAAGCGTTCCATCGGTACTTGCGCCGCTGACCATTTCAGCCGCGCCAGGATAGTCAGCGTACACGCCGTCCAGAACTATCAGCCGGTCGCAATCGTGGAGGCTGCGCACAGCATCCGCGATTATGGCCGCCTCGTTCCAGACGTTCATCACACCGATCAGGGCCACGCTATTTACCCTCGGTCTTGGGCTTGCGCTTGGGCCAATGCGATACCACGAACTCGATCAGCTTGAGGATCAGCGGCAGGCTCAGCACTAGGGCCTTGATTGTGCGTTCATCGCTGCGTTTCAAGTCGCACCTCGTTAGGTGGGGCGGGCCGGCCAGGGGGATACTAGCCGACCCGCCCCCGAACACAGGGAGGATCAGGAGGGTCAGGAGAAGGCGATGTTGTAACCCAGAGCCGCAATCGGCTCAGTCGTGCTGTAGGCCGCTTGCAGGGCGCGCCTGATCTTGAAGATCAGCGCCACCTGGCTGCGCTCCTCGAACGGCTTGGGCTTGACACCCACATCGGGCCGGCGGCCGAGAATCCAGCCGTCGCGATAGACCAGCAGCAGCCGGCCGCGGTCCGCGACCGTGGTGCCGTTGTGCGTGCCGTCCGCGGACACGTCCTCGCGCATGGTCTCGCTGACCACGATGGGGATGCCGTCGAACGCACCCAGAGCGCCCTTGATGTTGGTGGCGTCCGCGCCGAGCTTGTCCATGGTCGTGACCATGGCGTTATTCTGGCTGTCCTTGAGGTTGAGAAGCTTGTTGACGTAGGACTTGATGCCGACGGCCCAGAACAGCTTACTCGGGTCCACACCGTACTTGCCCATGTCACCGCGCAACAGCCGCAACGAATCGGCCGTGAACGTATTGAGCGAGCGGGTGAATCCGCCGGTGATCGCATGGTTGATCATGCCGTTGAACGCCTTGCGGTGCTCAGTCGAGCTGGTCACGTCGTCGTCGAAGTGTGCGCCGGTCGCATCGCCATCGGTAATGGCCTGATCCAGGTGCCGCGCCAGGCTCATGATGATGTCCTCGGTCACGACTTCGGAGGCCGAGCGGATCGCGTCGTCGTCCAGATCCTCGCTGATCCAGACCATGCCGCCCAGGCTCTTGGCGGTCAGCGTGATCTTGCCGTCGCCCGGCGTGGTGGCCGGCAGGTTGTCCGCGGTATCGCTGGTCGGCTCGCTCAGCAGGTACACGCTCGGGCGGGTGCCGATGGCCGGGATGACCAGGGTCTGCGCGTTCATCGGAATCATCCGCAGTAACCCGGCCACCTTGGCCTCCAGGTCCACGCGGCGGATGAAGTCGGGGCTGTACTCGGTCCACACCCAATCATCTCCGCTGGAACCGGAGGCGGTCGCCATGGCCTTGATGATCGGGGCGAAATTGGGGTTCTGCTTGGCCTCCTCGACCACGTAGCCCATGACCTCCTTGAGCCCCATATCGGAGCGCTTGGCGTGGATCGCCTGGGCCATGAACAGCAGGGAGTCGTGCGCGCGCTGAGCAGCCTTGGTCTGCTCGTCCAGCGCCACGCCTGCGACCCAGCCCGGAGCCACGTCAGGGCCGGTGCCGAAACGAATCTTGCGCTGCTTGAGCGATTGCTCGTACTTGGCCTTGTACTCATCGCGCTCCTTGGCAGCCTGCACCAGCGCGGCCTGCTCTTGCTGTGCCTTGAACGCTTCGGCCTGCTTCGCCATGGCTTCGGCCACGGCCTTGGTTGCGGCCTCCTGCACATCGCCGGGCATGTAACCCTGATGCTGCGAGGCCTTCTTCTTCGCCTCTTCGAGCGCCTTTTGCGCTTCGGTCATTACCTCTTGCTGAGACATGATAATTCCTTTCAGCCTTTCGGCCTTGTGTTTAACGATTCGGGTTAGTTGTTAGTTAATCAGTCCGCGCCCTTTGACGCGGGGCCAGCAATGACACTGAATTGATAGCCTTGCGGCAATATGATCGCCTTGACTCCACCGGGGAGGGCCTCTTTTAATTGCGTTCTCAATTTAGCTAACTGATCCTCGCTGATGTGTGTCTGCGGAATATTGAGTACCACGACGTCGCCCTCTTTTACCTCCAAGCGTTCGGCTCGCTGGATCAACGGCGATACGGTTAATTCGTTGATCGGCTCTCTCTTGCTCCTAAACGGCCACATATCATCCTCCTGTTATAACCGCATGTGCGGGGCCTATACGAACATTCGCAGCGCCGCTGTCAATTCGCGGCACATGGTCAACAGGTCTGCGCCGAACGCCTTGATGATCCGGTCATGTGCAGCCGGGTCACGTTTGATCTCGCGTTCAAGCGCTTTGATCGCAGCGTCGGCCGTGGTGTAGTCCACAATCTTAGCGGGCGGGTGCTGGCATGTGCCTTTGCAGATTCGGTCGCGGGCAAGGGCTTTAGCGATTGCTGTTACGGCTTCAGCGTTGGCGGGTATCGGGACCAGGCTGTACTCGAACAGCTCGTCAACCTCGACCGTGCGCGGGCTGTCCCATTCGTTGCCCTGTGCCTTGATCTCGCCAGCGCGGAATCCAATCGAGGCCGCGCCAAGGTATCCGCCGATGTGCAGGTTCCAGAGCGTGCGGGTGAAGCCGCTCGTATCTTCCTCGACTGCAAATTGTGTCCGCGCGATAACTGCCGAGCCATCCTTGCGCAGCGAGAGGTTCTTGCCGATCGGCAGCTTTGGCGAGGCCGGGTCTGTGTTGTGAAAAAACAGCACGACGGGATTGTTGCGATAGTTGCGGGTCACATAACCCAGGTCTTTGAACACTACGCTTTCGCCGTCGCGGTCAACGGCCTCTGTGCTGATGATGTGCTCTGAAATGAAGTGCTCTTTGTCGAGCGCCTTGACCTCGCCACCCGAAAACAGCTTGTGCATTATTCGCCGCCTCCGCGCTTGCGATATTCTACCCAGCACTCACAGCCCACCACATCGGCGGCCTCGCCGTCTCCGGGTAGGTTCATGCCGTTGCTAAACGTTTCATCGATCCCCACCCACTCGCCATCCATTGCGAGATGCTCTTCCCGAGGCACGTCGCTCGCTTCGCTGTGATGCCAGCCCTTTTCGTCCAGCCCAGCCTCGCGCGCCGTTTCATCGCCTGCGAATCTTCCGCCTGCTTTGGTTTCTTCCCCAGCTATTAACTGCGCATGCGGCGGCCAGTCACGATGCACGCGGCTCCTCGGAGTCAACGCGCAGCCCGCATCGTCAAACACGCGCATGACGCGCTGAGTTAATTCGGTATTGCTTTCCTCAAGTCTCAGCCCGTCGGCCAAGCTAACTTTCAGCCGGACATGGATCGAACGCGGCACTGAGGAGCCGCCGTTCTCGCCAAGCGCAAACCGGTTCGCGCGCCGCATTACCCAATCTTCCGCTCTGTCGCTGTGCGGGTCTGCCTCAGTCAGTCCTGTGTGGCGGGCCACAATGTCAAGCGCCGATGCTAAAGTCAGTTGCATCTGCGGCGCGGCCACGTCAAGAAGCGTCTGCGCATCTTCGAGCAAGCCCGCGTCGATAGCAGCGTCAACCGAATCGACCGATGCCTTGATGCGCTCGGGTGCGCCCGCCTTAATGCCGACGCCCTCCAGCCGGTGCAGCACGGACGCCCGCATGCTCTCTAAGCCCGGCTGTATCCCGAGCATAAATGGCAGCCACAAGCCGCTCAACAGCGCCGTCTGCACTCCGCTAGCCCTTTTGGCTTTGATCGTTTTTAGAGTGAATAACGGCGTTGTTTTAGCGGGTGGCTCGGGCTGTTTGTCGGGCTGCTGTGACTCGAACGGGTTAAACTGCGGCGCTGGTGCGGCGGGCGGCTCGACTAAGTCGCCTTCGGGCAGCTCGGCATCAAGCCCCGCCGCCTCTCTAAACTCAGCGACCGTTACCGGCACGCCCGCCCTTACTGCCTGATCGAGCGCAGCAACGCGGCCACGTGCGTTATCCGCTTGTTCTTTCGGCGTGGTCAGTGAGGTCAAGCCCTCTAGCCCGGTCAGGTCGAGCGCCGCGCTGTAGCCCGTGGGCAGCGCGCCCGTGTCGTTAAGCTGGCCGATGATCCTGTCCATGTGCGGCATGACCGTGTTACGCCAAAACATCCGCTCTTGAGCATCGGCGTTGGCGTAGCTGGCGAACTCGAACAGGCCCACAAGCGCGGGCGGCGTGGCAAATACTGCGCAGATTTCCTCGCGGCTGATCTTGCGCAGCGCGATTGTCTCGGCGTCCTTGGCGCTCATAGTCACAGTCGAGAAGTCAAGCCCCGGAGGTAGCAGGGCCACGCGCGCACGTCCCTTCGGGCCGCCGTACAAGCCGTTGAACTGGTGGCGTAGCTTTTCAGACTGCGCCGGGTCCATGGCATACAGCGATTTAAGTACTGCCGCCGGTATCGCCCCGCGTTCCTGAAACTCTCGGCTCGCCTTGATCGCGGCCATGTCCTGAGATACGCTGTCGAACGCCGCGCGCAACGGGCTCAAGCCGTACCAGTAGTCCGTGGGATTCGGCAGCTTGAAATGGATAATTTCATCGGCCTCAAACCGAATCGTTATGCCGCCATTCTTGTACAGGTAGCCGAGTACAAAATCTTCGTAGCTCGGAACCACCTTGACAGCATCCGGTCGTAATGACCAGATTTCACCCGCGTCGCGCTCCAGGTCCCAGTATGCATTCCCGGTCAACAGCAGGTTGATCACGGTCGATTCGATCAAGCCCGCCTGCGACATAAACGGGTTGACGGCCAGGAACGGGTAGGCCACGGGGTCGCTCAGCTCCGCAGGTACGGGCTCTTTACCCGGCTTCATGATGTCAATAGGAACGCGCGAACAGGCTTGAGCAACGCGGGTTACGCAGGCGTACACCCACACGTGCGCGCCCAGAGCGTTAAGGCCTTCGGGCATCAGCACGGGCGCTTGCATACCTTGGCTCAGCTCATACGCCATGATCTCCGCATGTGCCGCCCTAAAGGCCTTTTCAGCGCGCCGTGCTCTGTAGTCTTTTAGCCAGCCCACATTTCACCCTACAGAATTACGATGTCCATCAACGGCCGATTGGCCTGCCCGATTGCAGTCTCAAGCGCGTCAAACAGATCGTCATGCTCGCCCTCGGGGAACGCTAGTAGCTCAGCTTCTAGCTCGTGCAGCTTGCCGCCCGTGGGGAACTTGATCTTGGCCGTTTCAAACAGGCCCTGGATGCCGTAAGCCCGGGCCACCTTGTCGACGTGGCGTGGTACAGAAGCAACGGGCAGCCCCTTGTTGCGGCATGTGTCGATCAGCGCCCGCTGATACGCAACGTCCTCAATGCCCAGCGTGATCGGTCGCCAGCGCTTGCACTGCTCGACCAGCAGATTGATCTGCTGATCAAACGTGTACCGCCCGCGCAT